GATGTTCAAGATAAAACAAAAGGTGGAATTTATCTTCCCGGCAAAGCTGTGGAAGATCATAGAAGTATCGCTTCCATAGGCAAGGTCATACAAATGGGTGATGATGCCTATAGGAGAGAAGACATGACCATCCCCTGGTGCAAAAAGGGAGATCATGTAATGTTCGGTAAGTATGCAGGACACCGTTTCAAGTACGGAAAGTCTGAACTTAGAATAATGAACGATGACGAGATTCTGGCTATAGTGCCAGATATAACAAATATAAGTTAATATATTTGTTTCTTCGTAGCATTCGCTACGCAAATTTAACTACATAACTTTGGAGAAAGACCAATGCAAATCGTACACGATTCATCGGGTAAAAAGAAACCGATGCAAGTCGTGGATGATGGTAAGGAAACGAAGCTGAAGACATTCAAGGGTGCGACTGTTCCGGAACAGGATACACAGGAGAATGCTGAAGTGGAAGAAGTCATAGACGACACACAAGCCGTCCATGAAGAACAGACAACTGAATCCACGCCAACACAAACAGAAGCTGAATCAGAAGAGCAAGAGGAAGCAGAAGATAGTGTTGAAAAACCACAGAAGAGGAATGCCTCTTATCAAAACAGGATCAATGAACTTGTTAAAAGGGCAAACGAAGCCGAAAGGCAACGTAATGACTACTATAACAGGAATCAACAGCTAGAAACTGATCTTAAAAAGAAGAATGTTGTAACGGAGGATTATGCGAAGTTACAATCTCAATTTTATGATTCACGGAAAGCAAATGCCGAAAGAGCACTGGACAGTGCCCGTGTAGCACATAAAAGTGCCCACGAAGAAGGCGATTCTGATAAAATGCTTAAAGCTGCAGAAGATATTGCAGAAGTTAAGTACGAGTTGAAACAACTGGAAAATAAACAACCATTTGTTCCACCAACTCCAAAACAATCATCAAATGCTGGGCAAACACAAGCTACTGCTCCACAGCAACCACAATCACAACCTGATCCTCGTGCACTTCGATGGGCACAGGACAACAGTTGGTTTGGTACTAATGTGGCAAAGACTGGTGCTGCTTACGCTATTGATGCTGCTCTCAAGATGGAAGGCTACAATCCATCAAGCGAGGAATACTATTCCGAGTTAGATAAACGTGTAGTCGAAGCGTTTCCACAAGAAACGTCAAGACCTAGACAAACAGTAGCAGGTGTCTCTAAGACATCTTCCTCATCTAAAAAGGTTCGTATGAACCAGAGCCAGATCGCAATGGCTCGTAAATTAGGTGTGCCAATTGAAGAATATGCGAAGTTCGTGAGGACTGAATGACCAATAAAAATATAAAAAGCCATTCGACTAGGGCTGAAGCTAGTCGCAAAATAGTCTATACGCCTCCTAATGATCTGGATGCTCCAAAACCAAATGTAGATGGAATCAAATACAGATGGATAAGGGTAGCCACGGGTGGGGAGGATGATTCACAAAACGTATCCAGAAAGAAAAGAGAAGGATATGAATTTGTGCGGGCTGATGAACACCCAGATTTCGATGCACCTAAACATGAAACAGGAAAATACGCTGGAGTAATTGGTACGGGGGATCTCGTTCTTGCAAAAATTCCAATAGAAATGTCTGATGCGAAAAAGGAATACTTTCAGCAAAGGACAGGTAGACAGACTGAGTCTGTTGACCAGGATATTTTAAAGGAACAGCATCCGTCAATGCCAGTTCATCAAAAGCGTAGTTCTTCGTCAACTGTAGGCAAACGACCAACAGAATTTGAAAAGGAATAAGTTTATTTGTTTTAGGTGTTTTTTAATAACTTAATACAATAGGAGAAGTATTATGGCAAATAAAGATGCAGCTTTTGGTGCAAAGCCGATAAGACATCTCACTGGAGGAGTTATTAGAGCAAACGAGTGGAAAATAATTAAAGAATACGGAGCAAATGTTTTTACTGGTGATTTTGTTAAACTTGTAGCTGCAGGATATATAAATGTTGCAACAGCAGGAGATAGATTACTAGGCGTATTCGCAGGTTGTAAGTACACCGCCTCTAATGGCGAAGTAGTCTTCAAGAGATACTGGCCCACTGGAACAGCAACACTAAACGATGGCGATGTCACCGCTTATGTGTACGATGACCCTAATATTGTCTTTGCTATTCAATCATCAGGTAGTACCGTCTTTGCCGACCTCGGCAATTTAGGAGATCACGTTGCAGGTGCTGGTAGTACCTCAACAGGTCAATCTGGCTTTGAGATTAATGGCTCGACAAGTACGGGTACAGCAGGTTTGCGAGTTCTCGGATTGTATAACGAACCAAAAAACGCTTATGGAACTAATGCAGTTTTAGCAGTTACTATTTACGAGCACGAATTAAACGAGCACGTAGCTGGTGGCTCTGCTGCACAGGATCCGGGCGTATAAGGAATAGGAGAATAGAATGGCTATATCAAGAAGCCAGCTCGTTAAAGAGTTGGAACCAGGTCTCCACGCCTTATTCGGTTTGGAGTACAAAAAATGGGAACGTGAACACGCTGAAATATTTTCGGAAGAAAGCTCAGACAGAGCCTTTGAAGAGGAAACTCTACTTACTGGCTTTGGAGCAGCACCAACTAAATCAGAAGGTGCTTCTATCGAATACGACACCGCTGCAGAGCAGTGGACTGCAAGATATGTGCATGAAACTATCGCCCTAGCATTCTCAGTTACTGAGGAAGCTGTGGAAGATAATCTTTATGACACATTATCAAAACGGTACACGGCAGCTCTAGCACGTTCAATGGCTTATACAAAGCAGGTAAAAGCAGCTAATGTTCTAAACAATGGATTTAGCTCTAGTTACCCTGGTGGCGATACGAAAGCATTGCTTACCACTGATCATCCGACAATTGAAGCCGGAAATCAAGCTAATGAGCCAGACACAGCAGCAGACTTTTCTGAATCTTCACTAGAAGCAGCGATTGTTTCAATCGGTGGTTTTGTGGATGACAGAAACGTCCCAGTTGCAGTTAATGCAAGAAAGCTAATTATTCCTAGGAATACGGCTTTCGCAGCACAGCGAATCCTAAAATCAGAACTTAGGGTTGGTACTGCTGACAATGACATCAACGCATCAAGATCAATGAACATCCTTCCACAAGGATATTCAGTAAATCACTATCTAACAGATACTGATGCTTGGTTCATTCTCACAGACCTAACTAACTCTGGTCTAAAAATGTTCCAAAGAAGACCTTTAAAAACTTCTATGGAGCCGGATTTTGAAACAGGAAACATGCGTTTCAAATCCTCTGAAAGATATTCTTTCGGATGGTCTGACTGGAGAGCTATCTTTGGCTCACCGGGAGCGTAGAGAGTACGAACTAGGGGGGATTAATTCCCCCCTTTTATTTTCTAGGATTAATCAATCATGCCAACTGCCCTAGCAGACAATCGTAGAAGCGATGGTATGATTTAACTACGGAGAATTATTATGGCTAATACAACTTTTAGCGGCCCTATTCGTTCAGAGAACGGGGTTAAGCTAGTTAGCAAGAATACTACTTCAGGTTTAATATCAGACAGAACAGTCGGGGATTTTCCCAGAGACACTAGACGATATTATCTGGAAGAATACTTTAAGAAAAGACCCGGTCTTAATGCCAATCTTGATGCAGTGGCTACAACTGAAGCATGGAGAACTTTGAATCATGACTTTGCAGTAATAGATGCTGCAAGTAACATGACTTCAGCGTTAGTTACTTTTCCTGCCACTTCATCTGGAGTCCTATGTACAACAGCAGGTTCAGATCAGGATCAGGCAATTATTAAACCACATTTGGATAATGACGGAACAGCAGACACTGGAGCAATTACAGCTTGGAGTGGAGTTCAATGGGGTACTGAAAACCAAGTACATTGGGAAACTTCAATTATGCTACCTGCACTTGATAACCAAAAAGTTTGGTGCGGTTTAAAAAAGACTAATGACCAACTGGTTATAACTGATACTGACCAATGCTTCTTTAAATATCAAACAGATGCTACAAACAGTGAAGCATTTAGTGATTATAGCTTGTGGCACTTTGTTCATAGTATTGGTGGTACTGATTATATCAGTGCATTGCCAATTACTGTTGCGGCAAATACGCCTTATCACTTTAAAATTAAAATTGACAGTGATAGAAAAGCAAGTATTTTTGTAAACGGTGAACAGTATAATGTTACAACTACTTCCGGTTCTACTGGTGGTACGGCTGTAACAAAAGGCACTACTCCAACAGCAGCGTTAACTAACGATGTTGATTTCATTCCTTATAATGGAATTGAAGCTGGAGCTGCTGCTGCTGAAGCACTTAATACTCATTTTATTGCAATGAGTAGACTATTATACGAATAAACAATAACGGCTAGGGTGTAAAAGCCCTAGCCTTTTTATAGGAGGGAATAAATGGCACAAGACTTAAAATCATCGTCTGTAATTACGGCTACAGCACT